GAGGATTCCAGCTATCCGGCTGGACGGAGTAAACCGATAAGGGGCGAATGTGTTTATGAACACTTATTAGTTAATTCTAATAGCTGCTCTAACCACTGGACTCTAGTAATTTAAATAATTATCCAAAATCCATGCGTTCATATGAATCAAAATATAAAAGTTATGTATTCCCAGCTTTAACAAGCTTGATACCCAATAATAACAAAGGGCAAAAGACTTTCAAATTAATTCAAGTCCGTACTAATGTACAAAGACCTAAGTATAAAATGTTAATGTCAACTTTACACAAAAAGAAAAAGGTTGATAGGACACTACCTGGTCAAATAAAATCAAATTTTGATTTATTGTTCCAAATATTCTTAAAAACTTGCCCCTCTATTAAGGAGGAGGATTTAAAAATAATGGTAAATGCTACCATTAAGGCTCATAATAAACTTATTAGCAATAACGGTATATCAGAAGGAACCAAAAGATTCAAAGCAATGGTCTCCCATTGCAATCTACTCTTGGATGAACGGTTTGACGAACTTACGCCAAACTTTTCCATAGGTAAAACGGATAAATGGCCTAACAAGTTAGGTGCATTACGTCCACTCTACCATCAAGTTCTTGACTATAGAAAAAATAGAAAGGAACTCTCTGAACTAAACAACCAAAACATGGATCCGAATACAGATCCAACATTGGTTTTAGAAGCGGAAGTAATTAGATTACTCCGAACATTATTTAAACTAAATAATGTGTGCTTCGGTTATTGTGACTTGGAGACAACAAATCTTCAGAAAACATATAACCTCGATAAAGAAATGGAACGAGAGTTCGAAACATTTCTTAAGGAGAAATTTAGGAGGTTCGAGAATTTAGAAAGCAACATTAGTAATGTGCTTGATGCTGTACCTCATTTTAGTTGTGCCAATGGACCTAACGGAAAAGTATCACTACTTAGCCGTCAAGCAGAGGCCTGGGAAATTTGTAATAGTCATTATCACAAAATAATCAAAGATTATTGTGTTTTAACTGATAATACTCATTTCTTAAAGTATTTGGAGTACTGTGCAAAACAGTACGAACAATTACCTTCTTCTAAAAAATTTAAAAAGCCTATTAGGCTTAGAAAAATGGTAGCGTTTCCCGATAAAGGGAACAAATCCCGTGTCATAGCAATCAGTGATTACTGGACACAGTCTTTATTAGCATCTCTTGCTAAGAATGTTCTCAAATTAAGCGTTAGCTTTTTTGGAGAATCCATGGCTTACTACAGTCACGATGAAGGTTTCCGGTCTATAACACGGTTACCACGTGACAAGTTAGTGGACATTGTGTCGCTTGACGCGACTGAGTTCACTGACAATCTACCAGCGCGGTATCAATACTTAGTATTGAAACATGCATATGGTGAACAATTAGCTCTCCAATGGAGAAAGCTGGTTGTAGATTGTCCATGGTTTTTATCAACCACTGACAAAACCGTTAAATACGGAAAAGGTCAGGGTATGGGCACACAGGGCAGTTTTCAAGTTGCCCAGTTAACAGGTTTGTTCTTTATCGAATTTCGATTAACCAAACACTATGAAATGTTCAGCCAAG